TTTTCCGACGGACATTGTGGAATACATGTTCCAGGCGTTCCTGGATTTAATTGAAATCCTGACGGACAACTATTTCCCATTACCTATTCCTTCAGAAAGATTCCGACAGCAATCGCCACACAAAGCAATAAAAACGTTAAACCATGTGCTGCATTGATAGGAAGTAGCAAATACGAAATGAAGCTTGCAATCAAAATTGCCAACACAACTTGAACGAGCAATAAGTTACTTTCAGTCAAACTCAAAATAGCCTTTCGTTCTTTTTCAATCTCGGATTCTGGACTTCGCAAAGGTTTAATGGATTTATTGACATCCTCCATACGTTTCTTGACATCTTCCAATGCTTTGTATCCAGTGTATTCGGTTTGAATGGATGAAAGACGTGCTCCTTGAATCGTGCTTTGGTCTTGCAGTAATTGCAATTCATTGGTTTGTTCTTGAAGTGTTCTGTAATACTGACGCTTCTCTTCAATTTCTGTATTGAATCGTGTTCGTTCTGTATCAAACGTAGCGTTGAGTGCGTCCGTGGGGATGACGTTCAAAGCAACTTCAACTCCATTTTCAAGTTTATGAACGCATTTTTCAATGGGTGGATCTTGCATAAATTTAAAATCATCAGGACATGACATCCGACAATTTCCATTCAATGTCTTTTCAAATCCTTGCGGACAACTCATCTCTCTTACTTACGGTTTGGAATAAAAGCATTGAGTTTTCCGTAGATTGGAGCAATCAAACGAACTTGTGCGTTCAGTTCGGGGGTCTTCCAACCGAGAGTAGGAGATCCAAGAACCTTACCGTTTTGGATGTACGGTGCAGCAGCAGCCATAATACGGACATAGCGAGTATGATCCGATGCATCTGTCGTCAAGCGAACATGACGAGGTTGGTCAATTTCAAAATACGATGTAACAGGCATTTTTGTTTATAGCAAACAAATAATGGCAACCTTTGAAGATTTATTAGACCTCTACCGAACGAATTTCGTGAACTATAAAGTCACTGGAATTCCAGCATACAAGAGTGTCTACGAACGAGCCCAAGACTCAATTGAACGGCATCTCCAAGTCTTATCTGCAAAACTGCAAGCAGATAGTCAATACATCAATGAAACAGTCTCTGACTACCAACGAACGAATCCAGAACTCACAAAACTCTCAAAGGAAATGAAGTCCATCCAACAAGAAGGACCGAAACTGCAAGACAAGTATGAAACCGAAAAACGTCTCCAACCAGAACCTGATACGACCTATCTTTACATCAAAGGTGGCGTGGTGCTTGGACTCATTGGCATTGGTGTACTTGCTTCACTCTTCTTCCCAGAAAACACAAACATCACAAGAAGTATTAGCAGTGCGACTACCAATACAGCTCCAATGTAAAAATACAGACTGCTACTGAACCGCGATTCTTCATCTGCACGAATGCGACGCAAGGTTTCCACGGCATCTGTATCCTTTTTGAGCTTCAATGCGTCATTTTCAATTTTTTGGAGTTTTGCAAGAAGGTCTTGCTGGACTGCCGACAAGTTTCCAGAACTCTGTTTGGTTGTTGCTACAATCTCAAGCATTGCATTCAAAATATCTCCAAGTTCTTGATTGAGTCTACGAATCTCGGGTAGTTTCATATTTGCGTCCACACTAAATACAAGTGTTTGATACGCTTCTTCCTTTTGCTCGTATAAAGCCTCTAATTCAGACATTGTACTAGGTATTTGATCGGGAGCTCGATTTGTTGTTCCGCTTGGAATTGCACTTGATGAGTTAAGAAAATCTTGAACTCTGGCTTTTTGTTTGTTTATTTCATCTATCGCATTAAGTAAAAGTTGTTTATCGCTTGGGGTTTTTGCTATTTGAATAAATTTATTGTTAATGTTTACAAAGTCTGTCAGTATATTCAAAGCCTTAGACAACTTGTCGGTTGGAGTAGAGGCAGTAAGTGGCAGTAATTCTCGATATTCGTCGCCCTTAAGATTTCTAAGTTTAATTAACTCATCTTCTGTGTTTGGCAAAGTATCCGTCATTATTCTTATGCGACATTTACATCCTCTACGCAATAGCGATAATACGGAACGCGACCCGCTACATCGCTATGTCGCAACACTTCAATGATGTCTCCTGGGACAGCGCCAATCCATTTCACCATTGCATCTTGTGAGTCAATCCAAGGCAATTGGTCTTCTGGTTTTGTAACATTGTATCCTTCCATCACGGCAGTTCGCTCGTCATCCTTGAGAATGCGATGTGGCATGGCATACCTATGGGTTGTCAAATCAAATTGAAGTTGTTTAATGTGAAAGACTTGGACTTTCCTGGTTGACAATGTCTTGATAAACCGCAGGACATTCTCGGATGGAGACGCCATGGCCACAAGAATCATGGGTTTTTCTTCGCTCTCTGATTTTGATCGGTAATTGAGGTAACCAGTAATGTCTCGCTCTGTGAGGGTTCTCTGCTTTTGACTAAAGATCACCAAGACAGGACCGATAGTATACACATTCGCCATTTCCAAATCATCTTGCGCGATTCGTTCCAAGTCGGTCTTTAATCCACGACGACCGAGCATGACTTGTAAAATTTCAATTGCCTTATCCTCCATACTTTGTCTATTCGTTTAGAATGAAAGCGGTTCGTTTTTTTCGGCACCATCAAATAATGAAAATGAGTGCAACCCCTTGGTTTCTAATCGCAGTTCTTGGAATTGCGGCTGTTTTGTTGATGCAGAAACGCGAACATTTCAATGCCGAGTTTATTGATAAGACACAGGATAAGCGAACCATGAAAGTAGAAGATTCCTCTTACGCACAGACCACGAATCACATGAGTCCAGCGCATTACTCCATGGGACCGATTGAAGGCGTTCAAACTCCGTTTCAAGTAAATCAATATAAAGCGTATGTGAAGTAATTGTCTAATGGAAACTCCAAAATACACAAAAGAGAAAATCCCAAAAGCCTTACGAGAACAAGTGTGGTTGCGCGATATGGGGAAAAAGTATGAAAGCAAATGCAAAGTTCGTTGGTGTCATAATCGCATCACGGTCTTTGACTTTCAATGCGGTCACAATGTCCCAGAAAGTAAAGGCGGTTCAACCAATTTGAGCAACTTGGTTGCAATTTGTAGTCGGTGCAATCTCAGCATGGGAAGCCAACATACCATCGACGAATGGAACAAAATGGGTTCCGCATGGTCGTCTTCACGATGGTGGTCGTGTATCAAACAATGAAGACAACCTTTGTAACTGCTTTTTTTCAACCTACAACGTCGTATCGTAATCCAGATACATATTTTGAATACTTTCACCATCTTGCAGAGACAGGAATCCCAATTCTTTTGTTTTTGGATTCTTGTTACACGGACAAATCCTTTCCACCCAATGTACGTGTCATCCCCACAACACTCGATACATCTTGGCTTCCAAATCAACTTGTCATGCCAGTCAAGTCAAATCCAACAAAGGATACATCCAGATATTTCTGTATTCAATTGTCTAAACTTCGCTTTTTAACAGAAGCAAGTCAATATACAGACTCTGAGTTTCTTGCGTGGATTGATTTTGGTATTTTTCATATGCTTCGACAGCCGAATGTGTGTAAAGAAATCTTACGTCGCATTGCGGTCTCCGAATTTCCACGAGACAAGATTTTGTCGCCTGGATGTGGAGAGTTTGTATTCACATGGGATCATCCAATTTGGATGTTTTGTGGGTCGTTGTTACTCGGGCATCGAAGTTTGTTTCCAATTGCGTATCAGCGCCAAACCGAACTCGTACAACAACATTTACCGAGACTCACGTGGGAAGTGAATTACTGGGTTCTTATGAAGGACTGTTTTCAAACCTATCCTGCCGATCACAATGATACTTTATTAATCCGCGTCACACAGTTCGTCCAGAGGCACCAAGGGGTTGAAACATGTGTAAGCAGTCCAGATTGAATCCATTCATAAATAACGGATTGTACTGCTTCATAATCATCAAATACAAAATAGGCACTTCGTGTTGCGAGTGGGACACAGAGATTGAATTGACGTGTCACTGCCTCTGGATTATGGTCGGCATCAATATGAATCGCAGTAAATGTATTTTTAGGCAACGTTGGCAATACATCTTCTGCTCGGCCATGTAAAAACGTAATTCGGTTTCCAAAGTGTTGGTTTAAATACGCAACCGCTCTTTGTGGAATGTCCTTCTCTATATCAACGCATGTAATTAGAAGATTTGGATTGGAAAGCAATAGAATCAACAACGAATGGCCGACATAGACACCTACTTCCAGAACATGGGTTGTTTGTTTCCCAACCATAAAGAGCTCTTCTTGCTTCTTTAGTGTCTCTATTTGATAGAAATAGCGTTGTCCGTCAAACATATAACTTCCACATCCTCGGTGGAAGGAACCATGTAATCCCACAAAGTGATGAAAGTTGGCAAGAAGTGTTTGTGTATACTCTGTCTGTGTTTGTAGATTTTCAAGTCTTGCTCTTCCATAATCCTTTCTCCACCAAATTCCAGTGTAATCAATGACGTTTTTATAAGGAGGTCGAAACTCGTCAACCGCTTTCTTACACCCTTGCCAATGTCCGTAGTCATCCACAATAATAAATCCATTCGTAGATACATTTGGTTCAAACACTTCTAATTCAAATTTCGTGGATTCATACCAATCAGTATCCAACCGAAGTAATGCAAATGTTGGAATGGACGACTTATTTGTTTGAAGAATATCGCCAATGTGATACATGATACTCGGATAGTCAGCTTTCCGAATGTTTGCCGATGTTTCCTCAAACGAAGAAAAACATTTCACATTATTTACGGGATATTTTGAAGCAGGAATTCCATCTCGATCTACATCTGCCGACGATTCAGGAGTCATTCCTTGGAATGTATCATAAGCATGAATGGTACGCAATACACCCATTTGTTTACATTTCAAAGCCATTGCCATGATAAGACCTCCACGAAACACACCAATTTCTGCAAAATCACCTGGAATGTTCTCTTCTATACATTTCTGAACGAGTGCCAATACATTTTGAATCCGTTCTACGGATACAGATGTATAAGGTCTTACAAAGTCTACAATCTCGGAGTCGTTCATTTATAGTTTACAAATCAAGTGTAGGTAAATTAGATTTGGGAGCAGGTTTCGTTCCATTTGCACGATGCTCCAAGACTTCATTCCAAAAGGTTTGAAGTTGTCCGATGTGATCCGTAATCCATGCCTTGTCTTGTGGAACAAATTCTTCCTTGATGGATTGCAAAATCCAATATACAACTTGATGGTCGTTGTCTTCTACATCATATAACACTCGTCCATCATCGCACACGGTAAAGTATCCTTTTTCGGCAGTTGCATCTATCCATTCAGTATAATTCACTTGCTTGAACCGAAACTCTACATATTCACATTCATCAATTCCCGTACATTCCATCTGCATCTGCATTTGGTGCCAATACGCAATTGGGATTCCATCTTTTGCGACACGACTAATAGGACATTTGAACTCCACAAGCCGACCATACCGACGCATATCATTGGTATTGGGAACAATCAGTCCATCAGGAGAGGCGCCTAGAAAGGAGTACCGAGGATGTTGAGCGCATGACACATCAGTGATGGTACAATTGGTTCGTTGTTCGTATATCTTTTTGGCAACTGGTTCAAATCGTGTTCCCCAAAGAAGAGCTGGAATAGGATTTGCTTTCTCATTGGGAAGAGCAGGTTCTAATTTCCGCATCATAATTTCACGACGTGCATCCTCCGTGGAAAACACTTTATAAACTTCTGAAGCCGTAATCATTTCACCTCGTTTGGCATGCCATTGGTTGGTGCGTTGGTCGTTTTGTCCGTAGAGACGCAACACACGTTCATAACATCGGTCGCGTACCCATAATCGTCCAAGGTCTCCTTGCATGAGCTTATCTACAAGATGTACCACTTTTCGTTTGAGAGTGGTATACGGCACATCTGGTTGTAACGTTTTACAAAACAGAAGAAACTGACGAACACGCCGTTGTAGATGTGTATACGGACGATTGTCAAGAAGCCATTCCGTTAAGGCATCTTCCATTACTTAGTGTCTTGCTTTTCATTTGAAAGTTCGTTTTTGAGAAGAGACTCATACGTTGGAACCGCAGTCCCTTCTAGGAGTTTGGTTTCGTTGACAAGATCTTCTTTCATCTTCTCTACGATTGCAGCAAGTTCTTGAGTATGTTCTTCAATCTCTTCCAGTTCTGTATACGAACCAGATGCAATGCCTTCAATATCTTCCATTGTATGCGGAGTTGTTAAATCCTCTCGTTCTTGTAAACGTTTGACTCTTTCTTCTTCAATCTGTTTTTGTATTTCCATTTACTAAAAGCAAACATTCAATGAGTAAACCAATGGACATTCAAAGTAAAGAACAATGGGTTTTACATCGTCTTGAAACATTCTACCGAAATGCCAATCACCTTGAACGTGTGCGTCAGATTCTAGAAGGAACTTCACGCATGAGTTTACGACTCATTGATTGGCTGGTGACGAATTACGCAAAGAAGCACAACATCTCTTTTCTGTCAAAGGATAATCGTCATATCATTGTGTATCTTGCCTATAAGAGCCATCTCAAAGCCTACAGCAAAAAGATGTTTGATCCATTCTGTCGGTGGAAGCGCATTCAATTCATGGGATTGAATACAACCGTCGGTCAGCTCAATTTCTTTGAATGGGCTCTTCAAGATGGAGTTCTAGATTATCTGGAAGAACATTTTGATGACGTGCAACGCGATATGGATGAATGTTCCACGACCATTCAACAAACCGAAGGACGTAA